GTGTTAATAGTAGGCATCATCAAGCAATTGATCCTAGATTTTTAGGTGAAGGATTATCGGTATTAGCAACACATGAGAAAGATAATACCATTGAGTTAATTGCTCATAACACACTGCCAATTATAGGAGTACAATCTCATATTGAAGATTGTATGGATTATGATACAATTGTTTTGATGGAAAATATGATTAACAGAATTATGCGAACTAAAAAATCAGTATTACAAGATGAATAAAAATAAATTAATTTGTGTTTATGGTAGTCTTCGGGCTGGGAAAGGCAACAATCGTTTGCTTAGAGATAGCGAGCTTAAATCAACAGAAGTAATTAATATTCCATACCGCATGGTGTCGTTGGGCGGCTTCCCAGGGTTAATTCCATCACCTGAAAATCATGACATCACTGTAGAAATATGGGAAGTTAATGATTATACATATCGTAGCGTAGAAGCATTGGAGGGCTGGCCAAGTTTTTATCAGAAAGCTTTAGTGCCAACATCTCTTGGAGAAGTGGAAGTTTATGTTCTAGAAAGTCCAAGATATAAATCTGGATATGATTCAGTGGAGAGTGGTGATTGGAATGAATTTTATAAAAGAAGATATGAAGTCGCTTAGTTTATCTCAAGAACAAAAACATAAATTATTGGAAATGTGTAAAAAACTATTCCCTGAATATAATTTTGAATTGGTAGATTTTAGCGGTGGAGATCATAGAAATTCTGTATATGCACTTAGAATTAAAGAGTCTGTAGATAATCCAGTCTTAGATGTATGTTGGTTTGAATTGTGTCAAACATATATGGCAGATAAATTGGCATTTCTAAAAGAAGATTCAAGATCTGGCATAATTAAGGAAATTGAATTTTATAGAATCAATGAAAACATGCATTTAGTTGATTATTTATATGAAGAATTTAAAAAATTTAAATGAAACTATATCGCCCACAAATTAGAACCAATTAGGTTAATTAGTTAATATTCACTATCTTTGCATGTAATCTTAATGATTTTACATGCAGGTAATTTATAGTATTTCAAATAAAATAACAGGCAAAAGGTATGTCGGTTCGGCTGTAGATTTTCGTAGAAGAAAGAATCTTCATTTGCATCATCTAAGGGCGAAAACTCATCATAGTAGATATTTGCAGAACGCGTGGAATAAATATGGTGAGGAAAATTTTATTATCATCATATTAGAAGAGGTTGATGATGTAAATGATTTAATAAATAGAGAGCAATGGTATTTAGACAATACTAATTGTGAATACAATATGTGTAGAATAGCTGGAAGCTCTCTTGGAATAATTCGATCTGAAGATACAAGAAGAAAAATTGGGATTGCTAGATCTAATATGAAGTCATCTAAAGAGACTTGTGAAAAGATAAGTAATTCCCATAAGGGTAAAATTTTTTCTGAAGAACATCTTAAGAATCTGAGCATTGCAAATGAAAAACAAAAGAAGCCAATCTTACAATATACCAAGCAAGGAGAATTTATTCGAGAATGGTCATCAATAACAGAAGCAATTGAAAGTTTTACTCCATTTGCATATTCTATAAGTCCCAATTTGGGTGGAAGATGTAAATCCGCTAAAGGGTTTATTTGGAAATATAAATTATGAATTTTAGTTAAAATATTTTTATTTATTAGACTGTCTCATGGCAGTCTTTTTTTGTTATAAATTAAACTATTAATGTGAGAACAACAAAAACATATGTCCCTCAATTGCGGACAAAGAATCATACAGCAGCTCCTCTTAGAAATTCTCTAGGGGAGTTTGCTATGCGTTGTATTATTCGTCTTGGCAGTAGAACGACAGTTGCAGAAGCGTTCCCTAGAATGCCACAAGGACGACCAGTTATTGAAGTAAATACGGTTGAAGCTTGTCATAATAGCGGAGATAAAATACTGATGAAGCAATGCTTTGATAGGTCTGAAGTTAAAACCGCTGAATGGTGGTTATTATCAGATCCAGATATTCTAATATTGCCAAGCGGATATCCTTTGATAATCAAGCATAAGAATTCTGCAAAGGGTGAGGGTATTTATTTTATCAATACTCAGGAAGAATTACAGGCTTTTGTATTAGCCCATAATGTAAGAGACTATATAGCAGAGCGTTACGCTGGGTTCCAGAAGGAATACCGTTTGCATGTAACTAAAGATGGATGTTTTTATACTTGTCGCAAAATGCTTAAGCAAGATGCTGAAGATCGCTGGCATCGTCATGATACTAATTCAGTTTGGATAATGGAAGAAAATCCATTGTTTGAAAAACCCAAGAATTGGGATGATGTAGTCAATGAGTGCGTCAAATCGTTGAATGCAGTTGGACTCGATGTAGGTGCATGTGATGTTAAAATACAGTCTGAGAAAGGACGTAGAGAGGATTTTGTACCAGAATTTATAATTCTTGAAATAAATTCAGGGCCCTCACTTGGAGTTGTAACGGCAGAGAAGTATTTAGAAGAACTTCCAAAGATAATAAGAAGCAAGATAGCTGATTTTCAATAGGCTGGCAATTTGTTTAATTGAAATAAATTTCGCATCTTTGTGTATAAAAATATACAGAGATGAAAGTAATTTATGCAATTGTTAATTTAAAAAATGGCAAGAAGTACATTGGAAGCGCCACTAATTTTTCTAATAGAAGATCGAGACATTTAAGAATGTTAAAAGATGGGATTCATCATTCACAAAGTTTACAGCATTCGTGGAATAAGAACAATCCAGAAGACTATAAATTTATAATCTTAGAGAAACTGTCACCAGAAGAAGATAAGCTTATTAGAGAACAGTATTATATGGATTATTATAAATCCTATAATAAGAAGTTTGGATATAATATGAGTAAAACAGCAAAAGGAGCTTTTGGTATTCAGGATAAAAAAGTCTATCAGTTTAATTTAGATGGAAGTCTTGTTCGGTCTTTTGATAATTGTGTTCTTGCTGGAAATGAAATTGGATGCGATAGTGGATGTTTGTCTTCATGTGCTAGAGGAGAATATAGGTTCAGTCATGGATATATATGGTCATATGAAGATAGCGTTTCTGAAGATAGAATTAGAAGAGCTAATGGGCCATTTAGATTTTCAGAAGAATCTAGATCTAAAATGAGTGCAAGTGCAACTGCTAGAACCGATCAAAGAAAACCAATACTTCAGTTTGATATGAATGGCAACTTTATCAAAGAATGGAATTGCACATCTGATGTTTCAAAAGAACTTGGATATAGCAATGGTGGTATATCTGATGCCCTAAATGGAAACCTTAAACACGCATACAAATTTATATGGAAATTTAAAAACCAACAAAATGAGTAAATTTATTAAAAATTATAAAAACACTTGGAGTATAAAAAATCCAAGATTTAATTTATCTAAGGATGATATTAGAAATACAGTGCAGTCAATTGGAAAAGATAATGGATATCCATATTCATTTGGAACTCCCAATGATTGGGAATTTGAAGGATCTAAGATAGATGTTAAAATAGAAAATTTAGGCGCAGAAGAGATTGCTACTGATAAATTCAAAAAATTCGCAAAGTTAATTGTTTCTAAATATAAAGAGTTGTCTGGCAAAGAGATTTCTTATACTATTGGATTAACCTCGCAATCATATGAAGATTATCAGGTTGCTAGATTTAATTATATGACTCCAACAATAAAATTAAAATTCAAATGATAGCTTCTGTAACCGAAGTTAAATACAGAGAAGAATTACCTAAAATTATTAATGACAAAATAGCAAATTATGGCATATCATAATAACACTAAATATGATTGGCATCAAGGTTACGGGATTCAGCAAACACAATGTATGATGGATATTCGCAATAGAAAAACTGAGGTTGATCTATATATTCCATTCATTTGGTTACACAGTGGCATTTCTGATGAAGATGTTTTATTGTGGAATAAAATTGGTAATGAAACATTATTTCCAGCTAAATTAGAGAAAGTAAAGATAGATTTAAGTAGTAACAATAACTCACGTAATCCAAGATTAGATCAATTTAATGGACTAAGGATTACGTGCAAGAAAAATCATAAGTACCTTCAAAGTGATGCCATGAAGAATGTCTATGGTGTAATTAGGAATATAAACAGTTATATGAATTCGTATTTAACCACAAACTGCTATGTTTACAAAACAGATAAGTTTGATGGAAGTCCAATTTATTCTAGTTGGGGTGGCTACACATTAGATCATCAGATTTATGAAACTGGAGAATGTTTAGATGCTTATATCAAGAGAATCCTAAAAGAACAGGAAATCAAGCCTAAAATAGAGGAAGAATTTAATGCTTATAAAGTAACAATTGATTGTTTTAAAGCATTAAGTGCTAATCATAGACTCGCAATTCTATCATTCTATAGGTTTTTGTGGAGCTGTCATTTTAGCGGACTAGTAGTTGACACCTTAAGGATTATTAAATCAGATTCAACTATTGATCCTTGGGATGCGCTGTATTACGCAATGTCTAAGACTAATTATTCAGGTTACTATGGATTACTGCATCAAACTGGATATGTTAGTATGGATGATGTTAAAGCTAGGTTGCCTAAAAATGAGGGGGTTAATCTATCGTTCTCGAATGCTAAGAAAAGTAATTTTACGTTAATGGGAGTTCCTAATTTTAAGGTAGCTATTGAACGATTTAAAGATCAATCTGGAAAGCCATTTAAAGTAGAATGCATCACAGATAAGCTTAAAACATTAACCAAAGGAAAGCAATATAATGCTGAATTTTCAATGTATAATAATAGTTATTTAGTAACAACTGATAATTATTGTAAAAAGCATTTATTAAAAATACATTTTAAAGTAGTATAAATCTAATACTATAACAAAAACAACAATAATGAATTTAATTGATTTAGATAAAATAACAATTGGATCAGATCCAGAGTTCTTCATTGTAGATAAAAAAGGTGAGGCATTTCCATCAATTGGAATATTTAATGGTACTAAAGATCAACCAGAAGACCAAGGGGGTGGTTTTGCGCTCCTTAAAGACAATGTTTTAGTTGAGGGCAACATTCCACCAGCCAATAACGTTGATGAGTTTGTAGCGTCTATGAAGACCCTTAAATCAATGATGAATAGCGTTCTTGCTGTTGCAGGATTACAACTTCATTCAGCTGATTCAATGAAATATAAACCTAGATTTCTAGATCATCCAGAGGCTAATGTTTTCGGATGTAGTAGTTATAAGAATGCTTGGGAGCTAGGTAGCTTTTCGGCTGAGAACATGAGTCACATGCCAGTGCGCGTATCTGGAACTCATCTCCACTGCGGATATACCTTATTATCAGATAGTTTAACTAAAAAGCAGATGAACAGATATATTGCAAAAGCATTTGATTACTTCGCAGTATTTCCATCTCGTCAGCATTTCAATTGTGAATTCAGGGCTAAATATTATGGCAATTATGGTGTCTATAGGGATGCACCAGCGTATGGGCTCGAAGTCCGCGCGTTAGGTGGTCACTTTGGTGCAGATGAACATTTGGCTTGGATGTATGAGCAAATTATCAAAACAATTGTGTATTGCTCTAATTCAGAAAATCTTACATTATTGGATTCTGTTAAAGCTCCAATAACTGAAGATGCTGAATTTACTATGAGCCAATATAAGGTGCTTGGTATTGATTTAAATGAACAATTAATTAAAGAAAATGAAGGATCTGTATATATTGGCCGACTATCTGAAGTTTTGTCCGCAAAATAGATCTATAGGACGCAAGGAAGATCCATATCTTTGGATGTGTGAATTACAACGTTGGCTCCGAGATGTTCATAAAATTGATGCATTTGTTAATCCTATTGAAACTCTTTTATTTGAAAATAGAAGCTATCAGTCAAGGGTTCTCACTAAAACATCAATTACAATAGGCGGAGTTTATGATTCGTATGAGAAATCTCTAGAGGTTGCATTAGAATCAGCACTTAAATTAATCAAATAAAATAAAATGTTTGAACTAAATATAATAACAACATTATTACTATTACACACGCTGCTAAATTATATTGCTGGGAATAAATCAACAATATTATCTTGTGGTCTTTTTGGATTCATTTCTGATCGAGCGACCGGAGCGTCAAAGTTTAGCTGGGATAAATTCAACCATTTAGGCCTAGACAATGATGAGCGAGGTGGAGATTCAATTGGTAGAGTTGTTGGAGAGACAATTGATAAATTCGTATCAAAGAAAGCTAAAACAACATATCAAGATTACGTTATCAACACAAAGAATAGTGATCCATCGCACATCGCCTTGGGTCACACTAGAAAAGCTAGTGTTGGTGAGATATCTGAGGCCACGGCTCAGCCAGTAGTGCTCGATTTGCCTGATGGTTCTGGTAGGTTTATAATGATTCATAATGGCACTCTCCACAATTGGGAAGAGCTCGCTAAAAAATATGATATTGATAAGAAAGGAAAGTCTGACTCAATGGTATTTGCTGAGATTATTATGAATTATGGATTTGGTGTTCTACTTGAATACAATGGTGCAGCTGCAATAATCATTAAAGACGATAGAGAGCCTGATACTTTAAAGGTATTTAAGGGCATGTCTAAAGGTTATGGTGTTAAAGTTGACGAAGAGCGTCCATTATGTTATTATCAAGAGTCAGAAACATCAATGTATATTTCATCAAAATGTGATGGGCTATATTTCATTGGTGGCGATGCTGATAATGTAATAGACTTTGAGCCAAATAAACTTTACACGATATTTGGTGGTCAGATAATTAGTCAAGAAGTATTCGATAGAAAAGACTGCTCTCAGAATAAAATATGGCCAACAACATATGTAAATACAGCTAATAACTTTAGTACAAGAAGCTACGGTTATAATCGCGGTATGCATATCAACGATGATTGGAATGATGGCTATGGCAACGAAGAAGCTATTGCAGCATATTATGAAGCAGCCTATCCGCAAGCTAAAGAGACAGTTAAATTAAGTATAAGAAAAGACATCATTTCTAAAAGCTATAATCCTAAAAAGATTATCTGTGCTAGATTGAGGTATTATTTTATGTTTGATGGCGCTACTCCAACATATGCGAATGGAATTATTAATCTTGACGAGAGCGGCGTTAAAGGTGAGTATGCTAGGATGGAAGGCGAAAAGACATATTATTTCTATCGTGGTATAATGCTTAAAGATAAAGATGCATTTGATAAATGTATACGCAATTTAGGTAAAGCTAGACACTTCTTGGATACTGAAGTTAACATTATGAAAATATGTGAATATGCAGAATATCCAGTATGTACATTAGATCAAGAATTACCAACATGGCAAAACGCTCGGTTATGGGATAAAAATCCAGGGCATATGCAATGTAAGGCTCCATTATTTACAGGTAATGTAACACCATTATTCAGCACTAAGAAATACAGATTTACCAACGGTGAATTAAGTAGTGTTGAATTCCTTGCTGTTATAAATAAACCTGTGCATAAAGAAGTTGAGACTAAAGTAATTACATTACCAATATTATATCAGCATCCAACAACATGCACATGCAAAGAATGTGTTGAAGAGATGGATAAAATTTTCGATAAACACAATAGTCTCAAAGCTGAAACAGAGAGAATATTGGAAGGAAATATTGTTTATGATGCTGATGATATAGACAATACAGACGAAGATCTTCCAGCTGATTGCGTGTTGTGTCCAGACTGTAATGGTTCAGGTGAAACACCCAACTCTAGAGATGTATGTACTTTGTGTAGAGGACTTGGATATATCGAAGAAGAGAAAGTTAATTCATCTTCTGATAATGCATTATTGAAAACTGCATTAAGCGAAGGCTTGAGTGCTATTTTAATGGCTATTGACGCATGTAGAAACGATATTGAAGTATCTGGCATTGTAACATTAGATGCTGCAACTGCTATTAATAATCTATCCAAATTGGAAGATATTTTAACCGAAGAGAATAAATTTAAAAAACATACACTGATAACAGGATATGACAATTTCTAATAATAAAGATTTTACT